CATAGAAAATACTGGGCTGAAGGGGAAGTACCGCCTTGGCAATACTACCAAGTAGTTTGGTATAGCATCATAACAGGCATTGATAATTGGAAATTCATAGGGTTTGCTCCACACCTTAGAGTCTCAGGTAATCCTATCCTTACTCATGATTTAATTATAGACAAGGACACTAAGGATAGGGTCTACAAAACTGTTTTAAAATTTTGGGAGTGCTTAGAATCAGGGGTTCTTCCAGAAATAACAAACCCTACTAAGGAAGATTTGAAATTACTCTATCCAGAAAGCACTATGGATATAGTAACTAGCACAGCAAAGATAGACATTGCTGTTGAGAGGCTTAGTAAAATTAGGGAAGAATATCTGAAACCTTTAAGCCAAGAAGAGGAGGTATTAAAAAATAATATTAAATCATATATGGGAAATGCTGGTGTCTTAATAGGTCAAGAGGGACAGCAGCTAGCTTCATTTAAAAATTCTAAGACACAAGTTAAGACAGATTATAAAGCTATCGTTGAGTCCTTGCGTAAATATTTTGCAGATAACCCATCGGACGAATCTGATTATGGTATGTCTTTGCTAGGTGATTTTGAGAATGAACATACTAAGGCTTATGTTCAATCACGCAGATTTTTATTAAAGTCTAACGCATAGGACATTATCGGTACTTCAAATGTCCTTTGACAAAATTTTTAAATAGGAGTTGGTATGTCTATAAATAATAATAACGGGGGTTCACCTAGGAAAGACGGAGCAAATAATAAGAGTGCCTTAGGTACATTCCCTGTAGCTGTAGCAATTAAGGTGGAGAATTTAAGCAAATTAATCAAGAACTTAGAGGAGGCTTGCGCAACAGACAAGGAGTCTGGATTACTTATGTACCTCAACAGGGATGACATCCAGTTGTCAGACTCTAATGGGGTGCTTCGTGTTATAATCACTTTAGATTAGGGGGTCAAATGCCAGAAAAGACTAGCGATAAAAAGCTGGCTGATTTATATGCTACATTTCAGTCAAAAGATTTTAGGGATGACATAGCAAACTGTATTAAAAGCAAGGGTTGTAAGGGTATGGATTATATCCCTTGGTCTAATGTTATGGATAGATTTTTTAGGAACTGCCCTAGTGCAGAGTATGAATTCCATACCTACCATCTTCAACTTAACGATAACGGAATAGAATGTAAAACTGTTAGACCTTTCATGGGTGATACGCAGAGTGGTTACTTTGTTTCAACTAGCATTACTTGTTACGGTACTACTCGCTCTATGACTTCACCTATTTATGGCAAAACTTTTACGACTGTAAACTTCAAGCCAACTTCACGGGATGTTCACAATGCTCAGATGCGTTGCTTATGCAAGAACGCTGCCATGTTTGGTTGTGGTATAGAGCTATGGACTAGGGAGGAGGAGGCACAGCTAGAGGCAGAAGAAAAAGAACCTGCTAGTACAGGTCTGGAGAGAGAGGATATTGTGGACACAGCTATCCAAGAATTTGGAGGCCAAGAAGTCCATAGTAATCCGTCAGTACCGTCAGCACCCTCAGAAGGTGTATCTCCAGACCAACTATGTAAAAAGTGCGGTGCTGTTTTGGTTATGAAGAATGGAAAGTTTGGTAGTTTTTGGGCTTGCCCTAATTACCCTGAGTGTAAATTCACAGCCCCGATAAATCCATAGGGCATTTGAAGGTCTTTTAATGTCCTATAAAGATTATTGGGTTTGGCACAAATTTTGCAATATTAATATTATTATTATTATTAATTATTATTATTATTATTATTAATAATTATGGCAGGCAACTTAGCTAGTAGGTACACGCTCTTTGGGTAGGGTATACGCTGAAACCTAAGTTGTCCTGTTAATGGAGATACTATGACAGAGTTAGCAGGTAATATGTTCTCCGCTACCTTTGCAGATAGAGATGTTGAACGTGCTATTCTATCTGCTATTGTAGGGAATAAGGAGCAAGCGTCTTTCTTTATGGACAGGTTAAGTACGGATGACTTCCACTACCGTATCCATCAGGAGTTATACTCAGAGATTAGGGACACGTTTAAACTAGGTGGTGATTTAGATTTCATAACAATCAAGTCTAGCTTCAACAATCAAAAGAGACACCAAGAAATACTAGAAGAAATACAAAGCATTGATACACCCTCTGATTCACATGAACAATACTGTAAGATACTAAAAGAATTCTCCTCCAAAAGACTTGTATCTAATCTTTGTGCTAAGGCACAGAACTTTCTTAATAGCAATAAAGAATCCTCTGAAGTTATAGATGTACTCCAAGCAGGGTCTACTGAGATTATTAGGTCAAAAGATTTTATGCTAGAAGAATCCCCTGTATCCGCTACTGAAGATTGGATAGGTGAAATACAGGAAGAGATGGATCAGGGAGAAAGAAAGCAGGGTGTATATGATGGGCCTTCTATTGGTATGCCACTACTAGATCATAAGATGCGTGGCTTACAAGATATAAATGTTATATCCGCACCTACTGGTCATGGTAAATCCATGCTCGCTCTTAATTGGGTGGTACATATAGCAAATAAAAACTTAGCTGGTCGTGTACTATATATTAATTACGAAATGAATAGGAAACAATTAGCGAGAAGGATACTAGCGATAGCTTCTGGTATAACATACGATGAAATATACAATAGAAGATTCAAGAGTAAAGAAAATGCTAAGGCTTATTCCGATGCTAAGTCACTACTGTTAGAACATAAGAACTTAATTATTACTGGCAACGAACCTAAAACTTTAGCCACTACTATGGCTTTAATACAAGAACACGTTACCTGTAACAACGTAAAAGTTATTGTTATAGATCACTTGGGAGAGATTACTAGTGAGCGTGACGAATATACTATGGAACATTGGATTAAATTACAGAAGTATGTCAAGGAATTAAAGAACGTAACCACACGATTAGGGGTTAGGCTTATTGTAGTAGCCCAGCAAAACAGGGAGGGATATAACAATGGGCTTGGATCAGCAGGTGGATTGGGTAGGGTAGCAGGAACATTAGAACTTAGCAGGATATGTGATTGCTTTATTAATATGTATACGACTAGAGAAGGGGACAATATTATAGCACTAGAGAAGAATCGCAATGGGGAATCTTGTAAGTTTAAATCTAAGTTTGATGGGCCAAGGCAAAAGATTACACTCGAAGGAGTAGTATGAAGAAACTAAATGTGGGAGAAGAGTCTAATAAATTTTATGAAGTAAGAGTATATGATAAAGATGGTAACTTAAAAGAAACTATACCCCCTAATAAAGTTAAAGAACTTTCTTGGAAAAATTTTAAAGGCCAAACAAACTGGAGAAAGAAAGTCAGTAACGAATACAAAGTATACAAAGCACAAACGGAAAGTGAGGACAAAGAGTATGATGAAGAATAAAGGATATGTGGTTGGAAGAGTATGCCAAGACTGCGAAGAAGAGGGACACGAACATCAAATAGCCTACCTATTAGACACAGATATAGATGATATAACCGCAAAAGAAAATAAGAAAAGAAAAATATTCCGTACAAAGAAAGCCGCTGTATGTTTTATAGAAGAAATCTTAGATATGTCCGAAGAGGAAGTTATGATTATACCAGCAGAGGAGGTTATAGATGACGAATAGTAGAGATAAAGGGAAGCGTGGAGAGAGAGAGGTATGTCATTTACTTAGTAAGCATCTAGGAAAAACTGTAACAAGAGAGCTTGGTGCTTCAAGGGACGGTGGTTGTGATATTAAAATTACAATAGGAGAATTCACTTACTTCATAGAAGTTAAACTATATAGAAAAGTTACACAAGCTTGCGTATCGAAGTGGTGGGGACAAGCATTAAGGCAGGCGCATGAAGATACCAAGGCGTTGAATCCTATACCTGTATTGATATACAGACAAAGCCATTGGAAATACTGGGAAGTTGTAGTACCCTTGAAGTATATGATCTGGCAACTAGGCGCAAATAATAAACTTGCTGATAAAAAGGGGGAGCATACTGTTACAATATGTATTATGTTTTTAGCAGACCTAATGAGAATGGGAATAGAAAGAGAAACAATCTCTAACGGAACTACGGAAATTTATATGGAAGAATAGAGCCTATGACTTGCCAAGCCTGTGGATGTAAAGAAGAGATTATGATACATGGACACTACCAATGCGCTGCTTGTGGTAGGATGAACTACGAATGTTGTCAAGGAGAAACCGAAGTAGCAGAAGAAAAAAATATAGAGCTACCTAAGATATGTAATGAATGTTGGAACTATGAAGATGACCATAAACCCTATTGCAAAAGACTATTAGATGCCTAAGTATCCTATAACTATAAGGGAAGGAGACTCTATGTATGGACATAACTACCCTTCTAAAGTTTTATTAAAATGGTTTGAAGTTTCTACTGCCATCCATATAGTAGGACTACGACATACTGAATCTTTAAGAAAGAGTATGCAAGATAAGCATGGCTATAAAGGGAGAGATATGCAAGACAACTTGTATGGTGTACTAGGAGAGATAGCCTTTGCGAAAGCAACCAATACTTATTTTCCTATGACTGTTAATACATTCAAAGATGCTGATGTAGGTATTGATTGGCAAGTGAGAACCGTAGGCAGCAATAAGAATAGAGATTTAATAGTAAGACCTACCGACCCTACCAGCCACAAGTACGTTCTAGTAGAGATTACTAAGTCTAATACATTCTATGAAGCTAGAATACATGGTTGGATAGAGGGAGTACAAGCTAAGAGAGAGATATATAAATCAGATTTTGGACATCCCGAAAGACCTCATGCTTATCGCATACCGAAAAAAGATTTAAGGCCAACAACATGGATGCCGATATAACGGCCTGAGTTGCCGTGTATTGGACGATCTTAATTAACCCCTACCCTACACCCCGATTATTTATTTCGGCCTCTATTTCGATTTCTCGAAGTCAATCTTAAATTAGTCCTACTATTATTCATAGGGTTCCTATCCCTATGGTCTACGTCTTGACTACTTTTACGTCCGTTTAATACTTTCCTTCTAGCAGAATTCCTAGCCGCCCTACGTTTTATTTGTTTAGGTTTACTATGGTAAGTTCTATACTCTTTAGCATAATCTCTAGGCATAAGTTCTTCTTACTCCTTAGTTTGTATTATATTTTTCTGCCGTTCAATGGAACACATCCCATATTAAGGTTGGGAGGTAGTGACTCCTTTGGTATTGTTTCTATTTTCTCTATACATTTCTTTTCGCTATCGAAAAATTCCATAATCTCCACTTCTACAACATGGGGTTCTGGAGCCAAGGCTAACTTAACAAATAAAAGTAACCACATGATTACCGAATCTTTCTAGTTTCTTGTATGCAAGCTAATGGTATATGAAACCTACCTTCCAATCCTTTATCAGAAGAAAGACTCCTGCAAATTATTAAATCTACTTCTGTTTTATCAAGCTCATAACCTATGGTTTTAATATACATAGGTGCTTTATCTAGGCCGTCTATATATTCCCAACTCTCCTCAGCCTGAGCATCTACCCAGCATACTTCTACAATCTTATTCTTCTTTGCGTATAGTGAAATTTCATTTTTATTTTTTTTAGGCATCTACCTGTTACCGTTAATTCCCATCCAAGCAGCTATAGTACCGAACATAGCTATTAATGTAGTGCCTACACCCTGTACTGTTTTTATTTTAGTATCAATTCGATTTACTCTAGTATGTATCACTTCTATTTTTCTTTCGTTAGAAGCAATTTCATTAGAAAAGGTAGTAATTAATTCATCTATTCTCTGGAATCGCAAGGCTTCTAGCTCCTCATGCGCAGAAAATTTATCTTCAATAAAATCTTTCAGGTGATGGATGTCATTGCTATCTTGCATTTGGAATACTTATTTAAAATACTTATCAATCATCTGTAACATCTCATCATACTTAGCTACTTCTGCCATTTCTTTAGAAATAGTCTCAATATAATCTGGATGCTCTGCCACTCCCACGCTGTTCATAATAAGATTTTCTATATTCATCTTATGTTTCTCTATGTTACCAACGTAGTAAGCCCTTAAAGCATTTAATAGTTGTTCTCTCATTTAGGATACCTACTTTTAATTTCGTTAATTTTATCCACCCAAGTGGTAGTACCATCTCTTTTATCATCAAACATCATTTCATACTGGTTGAGCTTGTTATATTCTGCTTTGCGTTTTCTTGCGTAGTCTTGGCTGTCCCATTCTGCTTGAAGTTTAGCAAGTTCGGTAGCAATCTTAGATTCGTCTAGTACAACTACATTCCCATCTTCATCCCAAGCCTCGCTCTCTCCATTTATAGTAACGACTGTAGGATGCGTATTTCTTATTGCTAAATGTCTATCCATTGTTACGCTCCTATTTCCATTACAGTTATTGTTGATGCAGTTCTACCTACTGAATAATTATGATCACCATTATTTTCATTACGATTTACACATAATGTAACGCTTGCTTGCCCAGCTAGTTGTATTTTATAAGTTGTTGCTGATGTTGTAGATGGGCTATCCAAATATGTACCAGAAATTACTCCAGCCCAACCATAATCAGCGTAAGGCACTCCACCCCCTGTTGATTGATTTCGACTGCCTTCTGAATCACCAACTGAAATTGCGGTTGACCCCCTTAACAATCTGCAATAGACATTATTATTTGCGGCTGTGCCTAAAGAAAGATTCCAACATACTAGAATCTTAGATGATGTTGCTGATGGTGTAATTGCTGTTGACAATCCAGTTATATCTGTCCAACTTGTTCCACTTGTAGATGTGAAAGTATCAGTCTTAGTTGTACTTACCACT